AGATGTTGTTCCTGCAGTTCCTGCTGTATTACTAGGACCACCTGGTCCACCACCACCAGTTCCTCCAGCAGCACCACCACCAGAGGCACCACCGCCTCCGCCTCCGCCTGCTCTAGCAGTAGGAGTTCCATTGATTGAACTTGTTGCTCCAGCACCACCTGCTCCACCATCAGAAGAACCTGTTGGTCCTCCACCAACAGCAGTTGCACCACCACCGCCACCGCCAGATCCAGGTGGACTAGTACCACAACCACCATTTGATCCTTGTGCAGGAGTTGTAGGAGGTGTATTACCATCTCCTTTGACACTTGCTGTACCTGAACCACCACCAGAACCACCGCCTCCTGAACCTCCATCTCCTCCACAACCAGGAAAACCAACTGGACCACCAATTGCCATTCCACCTCTTCCTCCACCTGCTGCAGTTATTGTTGAGAAAATAGAACTTGAACCATTAGTTGAATTAGTGCTTTGTCTACGACCAGCAGTACCTCCTGCTCCTACTGTGATAGGAAAACTTGTTACTGTTACTGAAACTTTATTAGGTGCGTTTGGAAAACCATCTAAAGGACTAGCTGTATAAGGTGTTACTGGGTTTTTAACTTCTCTGAAACCTCCTGCACCGCCACCACCACCTGCTCTGTTATCAGGTGAATCATGTGATCCACCGCCACCGCCACCACCTGCTACTACTACGTATGAAACTATATTATTTGCTGCACAAGACCCACTTATTTGAGAAACTGTAAAAGTGCCTGGTGCTGTAAATGTATGAATTTTGCAATTTCCTGATGTTGTTATTGTTCCACCTGTAGCTGACATAAAAGCTGCTCCTCTTTCATTAGAGGTTGAATCTTGAACATTAATCCAGCCTTGTGTTGAATCTGCAAATACAAAAGTTACTGATTGACCTTCTGTAGATAAGATAACAGGTGCGTTTACTCCACCAATGTTATCTGAACCATTTGGTGATACTGTTAGATTACCTGTTTGCCAAGTTCCTGCATAATCTGCGAAAGAAACTATAGCTCCTGCAACACCTGCAGGTAAGTTAGCTGTAAAACCACCTGATGTTGTGTTACAAAAAAATCCATCACCAGACACAGCAGTAAAAGTTGCTGTCTTTGGAGTTGTATCCCAATCAACAGTTCCTGTTCTACCAAAACCTGTTTGCGTTCCATTATTTGTAATTGTTGCACCAGCAGGAATTGTAATAGTATCACCACTATCTCCTAACTGTACTGAACCACAATTTGTTCTTGGACTAATTTTATTTACTTTTATTTCACTCATAATTATTGAAATCTATATCTTATTATTATTATTCCTGAACCACCACTATTTCCAGTTCTAACAGCATTTGCACCACCACCGCCTCCACCACCTGTGTTAGCTGTTCCACCTGATCCTGCTGTTGGGCTTGGTCCTGGATTTCCAGTTCCTCCTCCACCTGATCCACCAGATCCTCCAGATGAAGCACCACCTCCACCTCCTCCACCACCACCTCTTGTAGTAACAGAGGCATTTATAGAAGATGATAAACCATCTCCACCATCACCTCCCACATTAACACCTGGCATAGTTTTTCCTTGTTCAGATGCTCCTCCACCACCACCAGCAGCTTTATAACCTGGTGGATTAGATGCAGGTGGACTTAAACGACCACCAAAACCTTGTGGGGGTAATACAGATGGTGTATTACCACTTCCTGCTGAAGTTACTCTTGCTCCTCCACCAGAACCTCCATCATTAGCAGCATTATTACTTCCTCCTCCACCACCTCCTGCTGAAGTGATTGTTGAAAATATTGAATTACCACCATTTCCTCCAGTAGTACCTTCTCCACTACCAGATCCTCCAGCACCTACTGTTATAGGATAGCCTCCTGGACTTAATCTTAAACCACTTGCTCCTAATGAAAATGGTCCTGCTGAATAATTACCAGAATTAGTTCCATTTGAAAATCTATATCCACCAGCTCCACCTCCACCACCACCTTGACCACCACCGCCGCCAGCTCCACCTCCAGCTACTACTAGATAATCTACAGTTGCTCTACTTCCTCCTCCAGAACATACAGTAAATGTTCCAGGTCCTGTAAAAGTATGAACTTTATAATTTGTGCAAACAGTTGTAATCGTTCCTCCAGTTGCTGTAATATATTGCTCACCTGTTTGTGAAGTTTGAGTTTCTTGAACATTAACCCAACCTTCTGTTGAATCTACATAAATAAAAGTTGCAGATTGACCATCTACATTTAAAATAGCATCAAATGCTATACCTCCAATATTAGAACTGTTTCTTCCTATCGTTAAATTATTTGTTCCGAAAGTCCTTGTATAATCAGCAAATGAAACAATATTTCCAGGTGAAGGTGAACTAGGTAAGGTTGCTGTCACAGCTCCGCTAGATGTATCCACAAAATAACCTTCGCCATTTGCTGCTGTAAAACCTGTTGTCTTAATACTACCTGTTTGCCAGTCTACAGTTCCTGTTCTACCAAAACCAGATTGACTAGCACCAGTTGCTAATTGAACTGTTTTACCAGAGCTACCTAAAGTAAGTGTAGATCCGCATTGCACATCAACTGTATTTACTTCTATTTTACTCATACCACTACTAAAGTTCCTGTTACTGTTACTGTATTTGTAAAAGTTACTGGTCCTGCAAGAACTGCATTTTCAATAACCATATTTTTATCTAGTGTACCTGCATGATGATAAACAGTTTCTGTTGCAGGTTTATCACCTATATATTCTTGACCAAAAATATTCATTTATTCTCCTTATGTACTTATTGAGTCAACTCTGCTAATCCAAACATCTACACTTGATGCTGCACTTGCTTGTCCTTTAAGGACATCTGCATTTTGCAAAACAACTTTTGATCCTGACTGTATAAGTTCAACTGAACTTGCAGCAGGTAAGCTTAAATCTTTTACAAGGTATCTAGTTGTAGATCCTCCTTCTAAAATAAATATGCTCACAGTAACTGCTGATGTTAAGATATTAGCAAGTCTTAATCCAACAATAGCATCATCACTATTAGCTGTTAATAGTGTTGTAGCTGAATTTGTTATTTGACCGCCTTCTGATTCAAAGTCTTGTGCCATTTATCCTCCTTATAATGCTATTGCCATTGCTGTAGCAAATCCTTTACTAGCAGCATTTGTTATTTTACTTACATTTATTGCATTTACTGCAAGTGTAATTGTACCAGTTTCTGTAATAGGTGAACCACTAACAGTAAATTCTGAAGAACCACTATCTGCTACCGCAACTGAAGATACAGTTCCAGTAAATTGTGGTTGAACTTGTGAAAAAGTTATATTAACAGATCCAATTGTACCAGAGTTATCTGTAGTACATAAGAAAATTTTATCTCCATTAGATGTACCTTGTTGAATAATTACTAATTGTCCAGCTAGTTCTGCAACTGTATCAAAATCAGGATCTCTACTTGCTGTACCACTTGCTACAACTTTATAAATACCATTAGTTTTTGCATCTGTTTGATCCTTAACTAAAACTTTATCATTAGTTGAAAGAGTTACACCATCTAAAGTATCACCATTTTGTAAATCTGATGTTAAATCTATATTTGCAGTTGTTGCTGCTTTTGTAATAATTCTTGTTTTTAGTCCTGCCACCAAATCATCTACATAACTTTTGATTGCTACATCTGAGCTGTTAGATGGTGCAGACATACCTGTTACTGAACCACCAGTTATAGCAACATTACTAGCTGCTTGTGTTGCAATTGAACCTAGTCCTAAAGAAGTTCTAGCTGTTGCACCAGACTCTGCTACAAAGTTTGATCCATTACCTACAATAAAGTTACCATCTGTAACTGCCAGACCTGCAACATCTGAAAGTTTTGCATTAAATGCTTGAACATCTGATCCTATAGCAAGACCTAAGTTTGTTCTTGCTGTTGATGCACTAACAACATCACTTAAATTATTTGCTTTAACATTTTTTGCATCTAACTGTGTTTGAATAGCAGATGAAACACCAGATACATAACCAAGTTCTGTTGAAGTAACTGATGAAACTTCTACTTTACCAGATGAACTTGATGCTAATGCTCTTGATGCAGTTAAATCTGATGTTGCAATTGTTGTTGCACCACCTGTAATCGTTGCTTGTTTTGCATCTAATTGAGTTTGTATTGCTGATGAAACACCATTTAAATGTTGAAATTCTGTGTCAGAAATTGATCCATCTGCAATTTTTGTAGCAGAAATTCCTGTTGGTATTGAGTCGTTTGTTTTTGATAGTGCTGCAATATAAACC